CTAAAGCCTTTAGACCTTGTTCTTGAATAGCTTGCTTTGTAACATCATTTAAAAGATTTGAAGGTACGAATGCAGAACTTGCTAGTTCGCCAATACTTTTTTTAGCAAACCCTTTTCCAAGATTTTCTAAACCTTTTTCACTAAGAGCTCCTGCTGCTTGTGTACCAGCATAGGCACCTGTAGAGCCACCTGCTGTTACAGCTTTATCTAATCCTGCTGTTCCAGTACCACCTAATAATCCTGCAGTTGCTCCACTCACTAGACCACTTGTTAAAGCTTCATCATGATCTTTACCTGTTAATCGTGCACCACCATACCCTGCTGCAGCCTGTGCTGCCATCTGTGCTGGTATACTTGCACCACCAGTAGCTATACCTACACCTATACTTAGTAGTGCTGGCAAGGCTGCTTCAAGGAAACGTGAGCGACCTTCAGGTAATCCTGTGGCTGGATTAATAGTCATGGTGTTACCCGATAATTTATTAAGATTACTTACTTCAGTAGGACTAAGATGGACAAGCATACTATCATTGTCTCTGCCCTTCATTGCCATAAGGTTAGCGAGGCCTGACATAGGTGCTTCAGGTACTGCTGTTGTTGGGTTTACCATAGGTCTTTTTGCCACGTTTCTACTCCATTAGTTATAGACATTATATCCTGTAATGCCTGTGTTTGCAAAGGTTAGTTAAAGTCTACCCATGCTTGTGTTGCTGTTGTACTTACGTATCCTCTAAATTTTCCTGCTGATGCTGCATAAGCAATGTCACCAGCTCTGGGTCTACCTATAGTAGAGACTGTTACTACACTATAAATGTTAGTTGAAGGTTTACTATTTACTTCTTCATCTCTAGTTTCTAATTCATTAATTAAATTACCACTCCATGATCTTAGATCATTATAAGTATCATTCATTTCTTCACTCTTAATATTATAAGCTGTAGGTAAGTCAGGGTATCTAGCCATTACTGTTGTCCATCCGGTTTAATGTCTAATCTTACTGCACCATATCTCCAGTAAGTATTGTCAGTATGACTAGAAACTTTTACTCTTGCTTGTCTACCTCTTGCTCTAAGGTGAATCTGTTGTGTACCAGAGTTAATATTAAATGGTCCCTTCTCTACAAAATCTCCTGCAGGAAACTGTTTAGTCTTAATACTAAATTGTATATTACCATCATTAATATCAAAGTCTGGAATCATTCTATCAACAAACATTAGATCATGACCATCTTTTATATCAAAGTCAGCAGACTCTAAGTATGCAGTAATAGGTTGACCATCAGCACTATAGTAATCATCAGGCTCATTATTATATAAATAAGAATCATTACTTGTAGTTATAGTATTATCATATACAACTCTATCATCAAAAGTAGTCCATAAAGATTCTCCGTACACCCACGTATTGTCTCCATAATTCCACATTACATAACGATTAGGTTCTTCAGAATTACTGGAAGGATATAACCATACTACTTCTTTAAACTCAGAATTAATTCCAGAAAATATTTTACTTTGTTGTGATGTATTAATATCATCATAGATATATCTTCTTACTGTACAATCAAGATTTCTTATTTGACCATCAAAGATAAAGAAGTTATTTTCACCCATCCATACCATACGACCATCAACATTAACAGCTCCATGCTGTGATACTAGACCACAAGCTGTACCTAACTGTCTGAAGTTAAATATAAAAGGTGGACCAGTAAATTGCATACCATAGAGAGCATTGTCTGTGAACACACCAATAAGATTTCTAGAACGAACAGCTCCAATAATTTGTGAGCCGTCTGTAAGTATTGTTTCACCAGCAGTTGTAGTTATAGATGGAGTCCAGTTGTTAAAGTTTTCTTGATCACTCCAACGAACAAGTAAAGGATTGTAAGTTCCTGTTGCATATTCTGTTGAACCAAAAGATATAAGATGTCTGTCATTAGGAGAAACTAGTATTACATTATTAACACTTGGAGAAGCAGTAACAAGATAAGCTCTTTGAGGTGTAACAGATACATCAGTATCATAATAAAAAATACGTCCACCTCTACGTGCCATTACTACATCTTCACCCCATGTATCAAACGACCAGTTAGTTGCTGGGAAAGTTATATTAGAAGTAGTAGCAGCTTGATTCCATGCTCTCATTCCTGTAGTAGAAGCTCCTGCATTATATACACCAGCTCCATAACCTAGTCCTTGTATAGCATTAACATTACCAGTAGGTAAAAGGTATCCTACTTCTGCATTACCAATATTAGTAAAATTTCCTGTTGCTTGAGTACTATTAACAAATTCATAATTATTAACACCTACAACAGAAACAAGACATACTTGATCTTTCAAAGTTATTCCTGCTGTAACTGTAGAACTAATAAAAGTAATCCAATCACCAGTATTTAAATTATGATTATTAGAAGAAACTGCTATAGTTACTGCACCAGCTACATAATCCATCACACTTGTTAGTTGTACTGTACTTACAAGAGGAGTAACATCAATATTATTATCACCATCATAAGAATATACTTTTTGTTCTGTACCAAACATAATATGTTTTGTTGTATCATTATCAGACCATGTAAGTAAGTCTCTAGCTATGCCATCAAAAGCTGCAGCAACTCTTTTATTATAGCCACGTAGATTCTCTGGTCTACCTTCTCTAAATCTTACACGATTACCATCATACCATGAACCTTCTTCGGCATAACGTGTGGACTCTCTATGGAACCCCGGTTTAAAATCTAACCTAGCTGTTACTGAATCATATGCCATTAGTTATTCTTTGCTCCTAAAATTGTACCTGCAGTTAATGCATTAGTTCTTGACCATCCATTTATAGCTACACCAGCTGCTCCTCCGGGAGCTGCAGAGTTATACATTCCATATGGTGCACTACCACCATTAATTGCATTAACACCAGCAACACCTAAAGTACCACCATTACCACCAGTTCCACCATAAGAACTGTGAATACTAATAGTACCAACTCCTGCTCCACCAGTAGTTAAAGTTCCTGCATTACCTGCAGGTCCAGATACAAAGGCATTAGGTTGTCCGGGATTCACAGGGCCTCCATCTCCAAAACCTGCTCCACCACCGGCAGAACCTCCTTGGAAACTTCCAGATACAGGGAAAGCTTCTCCTCCATTTCCTCCACCGCCTCCTCCACCTCCGCCTCCGATGGTTCCGTTGTTGGTAAGATTCATTGTAACACCACTAATAATATTTATAGCTGGACCACCCGGTTGTCCTGAACTATATCCATTTGGTCCAGCATTAGGATAATAAATAATAACAGAGAAAGAACCAATACCACCGGCTCCACCTTTACCTGCAATATAAGTTCCACTATCTAATGTAAGATTAACTTGAGAGTTAAGAGGTAGCCCAGTAGTTTCAAATGCATAATTACTTATAGAAGTACTTCTAATAATAGCTGAACTTGATAAAGTTAAATTAGCTATTACACTATCAGTTCCATTCCATCCTTGAGAAGTTGCTTCCGTAGCTGTACTAAAGTTAGTAGTAGTTCCTGAAAAAGTTTTACTAAATTCAAATCCTTTAGTAAATCCTTTTACCCATGCACTACCATTCCAATAGTAAATATTTGATACAGAGTTCCATGCGCTTCCAGTATAGATACTAGCTTCAGAAACTTTCTTCCAAACTCCACCTTCTATTATATAGAAAGATGATGCCATTATGAGAAGGCAGTAGTTTTATACCAAAGATCTCCTGTATACAATGTACCTAGAGAACCCGGATCAGTTGCACTTGTTGGTCCTGCTGTAGAAACCAATCTTTGACCTATTGCATTACCTATTGCTGTACTCCCTGTAGTTGTTATCTTAGTTGATATAACAGCATTGTTTATGATAGCACCTGTACTAACATATGCAACATCCATTCCTATTTGAGCTCTTGTTGATGCTGTTGTTGATTGTGTAATTAAATTAACACCTATTGGAGATGCACTTACTGCAAATAAATTACCTGCTCCTATGCCTGTACCATTAGCTGCATAAACATTAGTACCATTACAAATTACAGTTCCAATACCACCTTGTGCTATAGCTACTCCAGCAGCAGCAACTGTTTTAATTGTTACAGTATATGCACCACTAGTGTTATTATAAATAATATAATCTTTTTGAACTTGAGGAATAATTACAGCTACATTAGAAGTTAAAGTTCCTGTTACTTCTAATGTTTTAGTTCTAGCTTGATCAACTCCTCCATCAGCTACTGTTAATGTAAGGTCTACACTACTTACTGCAACATTAGTATATCCTGCTATACTAGAGTCTACTAAATCAATTACACTTTGATTAAGTTTTTGACCCCATGTATTAGGATTCTCTCCGTCCCCTTGTTTTTCTAGTCTTAATCTTGTTGTATATGTTGATGACATTAGAAGTTTCCTTTAATCCATGCAGCAATAATTGCTGTTACAAGTGTACCACAAACTAGCCAAGCTAGTCTTTCCCATCTTTGTGTATTACGATTAGCATCATTTCTTATACTACGTAATTCTGTTGTTGCCTCTGCCCAACGAAGACCACATTCTCTTTCATGTTGTTCTATTTTTTTTAAAGCTTTAAGAGCCATGTCCATCGCAGTCTTCTCAGTCATTGTACCATACCTTAGTTGTTATTCAAAATTATCTTGCTGTTGCGTATTTATTAGAATTTTCTGCAAAGGCAATGTACGATATAATATAATTATTTCCATTGTATCCTTCCCAAGTTGTTCTCATTTTAAAACCATTAGATAAGTAGTCTAATTCAAAAGTAGAACTATCTGATTGTGCGTTATCACTATTCATGCTAAGTCTTTTTTGTACAGGATTAAAAGGACTACTATTGGCATTTGAATAAGACCATGATTCTCCAGCAGCACCACTATGGTTATTTCCTATATACTTCACCATTACAAAAGCAGGTTTGAACCCTGTATAAACAAATGACCCGTCCGTATTTCCATTTCCAACATATTCTCCACTATGAATATATCCGGGACAATTTGCAAAACAATAAGCAATCATCTTAGAACCGGCACCATCATTTATACCATCTGTATAATTTGTACTAAAGACTGTTGAAGTAGGAGCAGACATAGAACCATTACCAGATTTGTCTACTGAAACATTACTATTATTTAAATTCATTCCATAGTTCCAGCTAGTTTGTGAGTCTGACCATACCCACCAGTTACCAGATTTACCTAGGCCTTTAGTTATAATATAATTAGGAGCTTTGGATAAACCATGTCCTACTGTTTGAACTCCTACACCTGATAAAGTTCCTGTATAAGTAACTATAGAAGCACAAGTGCTAGAATCTAATTGTACTGTAGATGTTAAATCTCCATTACCATTACTAACTGTTGTTCCACCATTAAATCTCCAACCAATTCCCACCATAGGAGTTGATCCAGAATTAAACCATGTGCCACCTGTTATGTTATAATTAGTTCCACTTTGAGATACAAAATTGTATTGTGGTAGAGTAGCTTGAGCAGAAGTACCATTTGAACCTATATAATAGTTATTAGAACTAGCACCAAAAATTCCTTCTGTGGTATTCATCCAATAAGGAGTTTGAGCATAAGTATCTGAACGCATAATATGCAAGTCTTGTTGAATACCAAATCCATTTTCACCAATGGTACTAATAGTTCTTGCACCATTATTACCTGTGTATCTCCAAGAACCAAATAATTTTTTTGCAAAGTTATCCTCAGTTTGTGCAGGATCAACAGTTGCATCTATTGGTAGATTGCCAGAACAAAGAGCTACATAACCAGAAGGCACAGCCAGAGAAAAGTCACCAAATCCATTTTCATCTGCATTTCCACCAGCACTTACAAGTCCAGCAAAAGTTGAGTCAGCTCCAAAATTAAATACACCACTAGCAGTATTACCACCACCACCACTACCGAGATATGGTGCTAAAACTCCACTTGAAGGTATAGCATAAGTGGAACTATAACTACTTCCATTATAAGTCCATTTAAAAGTATTATTATCTCTATCTATTGCAATACCAAATGTTTGAGGAACAGACCTAGCAGTTCCTATACCATCTGCACTTTGAGCAACACCATTTAACATAAATGCACCTTGATAATTATCAACAGTATAACCTCCTGCTCCACTTACTGCTGCTCCGCCTCTATCTCCTGTAAGATTTGATCTCATTATATCTGGTACACATACTCCCGGAAATACAGCATCTTGAGCACCACCAAATTGTGTAACACGAACTTCCCAATAATATTTACCTGATTCTGGTATTCCTGTAGAAGTAATAAAACCTCTTTGATTAGTACCTACTGCATATTTTAAATTACCCTCACTAAATGTAAAACCACCAGTATTTTTTTCTAATCCACCTATTGTAGCAAAATTACCACCATTACCAGCAGTAGCTGAGAAGGTTGGAGAGTCACCCATTTGATCTGAAGCTACTATACTATTAGCTGTCCAATCATTATTTTTTCCAGATACGTCATTTCCCATATCACCACTAGAAGCAAAATCTAAATGAAAACCATTGTTACCAAATGTTAATCCTGAAGGGTCTTTGGGAATCCAAACTCCATTTTTTAGTTCTCCAAAATCTGAAATAGCAGCAGCACCATCAATTTGTATAAAGTCAGCCATATAACCACTCCAATATCTTGAAGCACTACCATATCTACCAATGTAATTTGCAACTCCATTTTTACCTGCGTCTGGAGGAGTGGTATTAGGATAACCAGCATTTTGAGTCCACTCACCACCATTCAAAGCTATAAGTTCTCCATTAATATAAATTTTTAATCTATCGTAATCATTTGATGCAGCAGAGTTTATTATTGCTACAAAATGGAACCAAGCAGAAGGATCTCTATATCTTATGTTAGTAGTATAACCATTTACTCCACCACTTCCCATATAATAAGCAAGGTTATCTGCTATAGCATCATCATTATTAAAATAAAAACTACCTGTATTTCCAACAGCAGTAAATATAGAAACTGGATTTACATCACCAGTAAAAGTTTTTTTAAGCCAAACAGAAAGGGCAACTTGAGTAGTAGATGATGGTGCTGAACCCCATGTTTTATTTAAATAAGAAGCACTCCCATCAAATCTTGCACTATTAGCTATTTGGTAGGAATAGAAATCACTACCACCGCCACCTGCTGGTTTATTCCATAATTCATTATTAAACATCTATTGTTCCTTTATGCAAATGCTAACTGAGGCGCACCTAATTGTATTTTACCTGCTGTTGAAATAAAGTATGGAAGAACATCAAGTGATCCTGCTGCTGTGCTAAGAGTTATGCCAGCTCCACCTACTGTTTCATAATCAGTTCCTAAAGATAAAGTACGTGAGCCTGTACCATCTTGTATAATAACCATGACTCCTGATTGTCCCACTACATCTGTGGTAGGATTATCTAATGTTACATTACCTGTAAAAGTTAAAACAAAGTTTTGATAAGTGTCATAGTTTAAAGTAATATTTCCTGTGTTAGTTGCATCTGTAAGAGTAGCACCTCTTTGTGCTGCAGTAAAACTTTGAGCTACATTAGTTCTTGCTATAGTAGGACTTGCACTTACTTTAACTGTATCTGTTGCACAGACAGCAGCTGTAATATCTGTACCACCTTCAAAGGTAATTGTATCACCTTCATTAATAACTTGTGAACCACCACCATCTCCGGCAATAGTAAACTGTGTAGAAGCTGTAGTGAAAGAAGCGATATACTTTTGTGCGTGGGCTTCTAGTAAATCTCCTGCGCTTGCTCCTACATCTAATACTATAGCTGTTCCATTAGTAGCTGTGTAATCTGAACCATCTAATAAAACACCATTAAGAAAAACATCAACATGACCAACTGTATATGTTAAAGGAGAGAAAGTAGTTTGTCCACCAGTAGCAGTTACAATAGCTTTATCGGTTATTCCATATTGTAGTCCTTGACCTATATAAGCCATTCTATTCTCCTAGTTGAGGCCAATCATTTAGTATTGCAAGAGTATTTACTGTCCCATCTTCGTTATAAGTAGAAGTATTAAGAGCAATAAAATTATCCATA